GTCTGACCAATGGGCTCAGCCTCACCCGCGGACCCAAGGGCCTGCCACTCGACGTTGTGGGGCGTGTAGGCCTGGGTATGGCAACTCCGCGTGAGGCAGTCGTCGACCCAAGCGCTAAGGAGGGGGTTGCCGGAACTCTTGACGCGCAAGCCCCGAGCGACGCCGTGCAAAAACGACAGCTCCTTACCGGGCGGGCAGCGCAGGCTGACACCACCTTTGGCAAGAACGCGGCCGCATTTGGCCATAAAATTAGGGCCACCGGAGTCAACGCTGAGGTAATGGCTGCAAAACTCGAGCAGGCAATCTTCGGGCGGGTAATGGGGCTCGCTCTTGAAACCGAGCTTAGCCATTTCAGCCTGCCACGGAATAGGCGGGCCGTCGTGGCAACCGACATTGTCGTCTCCCTGCGCCAGCATCATCATGTGGTCCTTGAGCTCACGGAAAGGGATGGCCCGCGCCTTGCAGAAAATGTACGCGTGGCTAACAAGGTTCAAGAAGCTATTGAGGTCAGAAGTGCCACAATCCCCGCTGGCGCGGGTGTAGTCGCACTCATAGTACCAGCCGGTCGACGTGTAACCATGTTTACGCACATTGGCTTGCAAGAGATCCATGGTCGCAGGCGGAGCGCCGAAATACTCACACAACGTCATCTCGGCGGCGGTCATGACACGCTGGACGGACAAGTCCCACTTGGCAACGTCATCATCGAACTTGACGCGGCCAGGGATGTTGATAGCCTCGGCGCAATCGCGAGTGGTCCAACCAACGGTGTAGGCGAGCCCGTTCTTGCCATTGAGGGAGGCTTTCAAAACGGAGCGCAACGCGGAGAACCACGGCCCGACGAGGACGGTCATCTCGGGGTGGGCGCCCTGTATCAAGCGCGGGGCCTTGTCATCGCTGCCGGCACTGTTGACGTTGAGGCCAAGCTCGTACTTGCACATCGACTTGCGCAGGGTGGCTCGGCGTAGCCGCTCGGGCCCGATATGGGACTGTATGTTAATGCCCTCCTCACGGAGGTTGGCGTCCGCCACCACGAACCGCTTCTTGACTGCTGGGGTGCTACGCACGGAAGCGATCCAGCGAGAGAACGACCATGGTGCGAGGCGGCGACGCGGCCCGACAATCTCGGGCAGCTCACGTTTGAGCCACGTCAAGAAGTCAGCTCCAACATCGTCGCAGTTGGGTGGTGGCGCGGCGATGGCACGGGCCACGACTGCTAAGCGCTCATTTTCCTTACAGCTAGAATAGGCCTCAGGAATGCAGGCGGTGGATACGTGCCCATGAAAGGCACCCTCAACCTCCTTAGTGCGCTCATCATCCTCTTTAACGTCGAAGGCGTCGACCAACTTGGAATTGGCGGCCGCCTCGGGCTCGATAGTGGCTCCGACGCGGGTGCGGAGGAGCCGACGATACGTGGCCGGCGCAGTGAATAACGCACATGCCACGGCGGCGCTAATGGCAACGGACGCGGCACCACCCAGAACAATACCGGCAGCGGGCACGCCGACGAGGGCGGCGGCACTGCAGGTCGGCATGGCAGCCAGCGCTGTAGCGCCCATAGCGACCAAAGTGGCCCAGGAGCGCGCGCCGATGGCCGTGCCGGAATAGAGGTGGGCTGCACCATTGTGGGCCCGCTTAAAACGGTGGTAAGCGATGAGCGGGGCATAAGTGAGGGCGATGCGCTCTTGACACTCAGTGATACAGAGCGGTCGCAGAAGGCTAACGCATTTGTCGCGGCTCAAGAGGACATTAGCATATCCAGGGTCACGCTGTCGGAGAGACCACCAGGCTCCAAGCTTGTCGACGAGCCCCGCGGGGATGGTGACAACGATGGGGTCGGTGAGTTCGGCTGCAAAGGTGAGGCTGTGAACCAGTCGACCCAGGACGTCGCTACTGGTGGCCCAGTCCGCGCCGTAGGTCTCGACGCGCGGAACGGTGTAAGTCTCCCATCCGGTCTCGATCTTCCGGGTGGAGGCGTGGTCGGCCTGGGTGGCAATTGGTCGATCATGGACAACCACCTCTGGGCGAGCGCGACCGGGTGGCGCCCGGTAGCCGAAGACGTTAAAGAATCGACGT